CTACTTCTCGTGACGATCTGCAGGAGCGCTGATTTCGCTGGCGATCGGTACAACGGTTATATCGTGCTGGTGGTGCGGACGGTTTTTTGCAGGAAGACGGCCGATGGAACCGCATACTTAGACCTATGGCCGGAGAAGCTGGACTTGGAAAACCTGGTGTACCGCCCCGCTGTGCGGGGACTGGCGTTTGCTGGGGCGCTGTGCGCCCGGGTGGCCGCAGGTATCGGTGACTTTTTGGTACTGTCGGGGGAAAAGCTGCTGTATCTGAGGGCTCCCGGCGTATTCGTGCCGAAGCGGAATGAAGATTTCGGCGTATACGCTCGAAAACCGAAGCGGTTTTTGATCGGCGAGACATTTGCCTTCGACCTGACACTGGCGGGAGTCGGACTGATCGGGGCGCTGACTTATATCCTGTTTAAGTGACGGGAAGGAACACGGCGGAAAAACGAACGAAGGATAAGGGCAGGAAGTTGCTGTGCGGCTTCCTGCCCCTCTTATTTTTTAAAATAAAAGGAAGAGGCTCACGATGAGCGGCCGCACGACGGAAAAGATCAGCGGCTTGAAAGGGGGAGGGGCGCTTGGGCGTGCTGTGGGTGCTGGCAATCACAGCGCTGGCAGGAATGGGAGGCACGGGGCTGGGAGGTGCGGTGAGCTGCCTGTTCCGGCGGGATTCCAGCAGGACGGTGAGTCTGCTGCTGAGCTTCGCGGCGGGAGTCATGGTGGCGGTGGTGTGCTTTGATCTGCTGACGGACGCCCTGACGCCGGAGGACGCCGGGGAGCAGACTCCACTGGTACTGATCGTGGGGGGTGTACTGGCGGGATACGGGGTGGTCTGCGGTTTAAACACCAAAATTGAGAAAAGACGCGAGGAGCAGGGGCACGGAGGACTGCTTTTGGCGGGTGTGGTGATGGCAGCGGCTATCGCACTGCACAATGTGCCCGAGGGAATGGTAATCGGGGCGTCGTTTGACAGAGGGGCGGAGACGGAGGCACTGAGCCGAGGCGGACTTATGATGGCGGCAGTGATTGGGTTGCACAATGTTCCGGAGGGAATGGCGGTAGCGGTGCCTCTGATCTCAGGGGGGATATCGAAGCCGAGAGCGGTGGCGACGACCGCCGTTACGGGGGCACCCACAATTTTAGGAGCGGCCGTGGGGTACTTTCTGGGAACCATAGGGCCCAGGATGCTGGCGGCGGCGCTGGGCGTTGCGTCGGGGGCGATGCTGTATGTGGTGTTTGGAGAATTACTGCCGGAAGCCAGCAGCCTCTGGCACTCTAAAGCGCCGGCACTGGCTGCCGTGATTGGGATGATGGTAGGGATGATGATTATTTATATGTAGGCTTCCACGGGACATTTGGTTGGGAGGCTGCTTACGAAACACCGCTCTTTGGGCAAATCCGCTTTCTCCGCCGAAAGGCGGAGCTTTTTTTGAAAATTTTTTTAGAGGATGTACGCAAATGTGCAAGTAAGGGAAGCGGGGACCCTTTCATGTAAGAGCGAGGTGAAAACAATGCGAAAAAAATTGACCGGCGCGGAGCGAGACCGGTTTTGCCGGGAGTTTCTGCTCTCCATGGACCCAAACCGGGCGGCCAAAAGTGTGGGAAGAGAAGACGGCTATGCGTTGCTGCGACTTGAGGAGGTGGCGGAACGGTTGAAATGGATGCGGAGAATGGAGCTGCCCACCCGGCAGGACGTCCTGCGGCGGCTGGGACAGATGGCGTTCGGCCGGGTGTCCGACGCGGCAAAGCTGGCAAACCGGGAGATGGTGGAATCAGGAGAACTGGATCTGTCCGATGTGGCGGAGCTGAAAATTACGGACAAGGGGACGGAGATGAAGCTGATCGATCGGATACAGGCGCTGGAGACGCTGTGGGGCCTGCTGGACGAAGACGGAGAGGACGGCATGGAGCGATTTTTGCAGGCGCTGAAGACCGAGGACGAAAAGGAGGGGCCAAAGTGTGGAGGCAGTGCGGTTCTCTGAAAAGCAGCGGAGAGTGCTGCGGTGGTGGCAGTCGGACGCAAAGCGATACGACGCGGTGATCTGCGACGGAGCCGTCCGCAGCGGAAAGACCTTTTCCATGGGGCTGTCCTTCTTTTTGTGGGCGCAGACCAGCTTTGACCAGCAGCAGTTCGGGGTGTGCGGAAAGACCATCCTCTCTCTGCGGCGAAACGTCTTGCAGGAGATTGTTTCGGTGCTGCGGGAGATGGGAATGAAATGTACGGAAAAGCGCTCCGAAAATCTGCTGGTGGTGCGCAGCGGGAAAAGGCGCAACCGGTTCTGGCTCTTTGGAGGAAAGGACGAGTCCAGCGCGGCGCTGATCCAGGGAAGCACCTTCGCGGGGGTGCTGCTGGACGAGGCGGCGCTGATGCCCAGATCCTTCGTGGAGCAGGCCTGCGCACGGTGTTCCGTGGCGGGGAGCAAGCTCTGGCTGGACTGCAACCCGGAGGGGCCGCAGCATTGGTTTTACCGGGAGTGGATCTGCAAGGCGCGGGAAAAACGGGCACTGTATCTGCACTTTACCATGGCGGACAACCCGGCGTTGACAAAGGAGGTCCGCAGACGCTACGAGACCTGTTACAGCGGCATCTTCTACCGGAGGTTTGTGCTGGGGGAATGGGCCGCGGCGCAGGGGCGGATCTATGACTTTTTTGAGCGCGAGACATTTTGTAAAGCTGTGCCGGAAGGTGAGATGGAGCGGTGGAGAGTGTCCGTCGATTATGGGACGGCAAACCCGACGTCATTTGGACTGTGGGGCTTGCGGGACGGGGTGTGGTACCGGGTAAAGGAATACTATTATAACTCCCGGGTGGAGGGACGGCAGAAAACCGACGCGGAATACACGGAGGACCTGGGGCGGCTGATCGGGGGACGTAGCGTGGAGACGGTGGTGGCGGACCCATCGGCGGCCAGCTTTATCACGGCGCTGCGGCAGGCGGGGTATCCCGTTGAGAAAGCGGACAACAACGTGCTGGACGGAATCCGCACGACGGCGGACGCGCTGAAGAGCGGAAAAATTGTCATTTGCGAGGGGTGCCAGGACTGTCTCAGAGAGATGGAGGCGTACTGCTGGGAGTCCGGAAGACGGGACGCGCCGAAAAAAGAAAACGATCACGCCATGGACGATCTGCGCTATTTTGCCATGAGTGTGATGAAACCGCGGGGCGGCGGATTTGCCGCTATCTGGGTGGAACGGAAAACCTGAAAATGAGGGAGGAGCGATCATGAGATTCGGGAAGAGAAAACAGAAACCGGAGACGGCGGCGACCGTGCAGCTGCGGAACGCAGAGCGTCATCCCTTCGGTATTTTGGACGGGTATGTACCGCTGCGCGGCGGAGAACTTCGGTTGTACAGGGCCATCCGGGAGGGAGTTCCGGTGGTGGACGCGGCAATTTACAAGCTGATCCGCATGACCGCGGGTGTGGGTGTCAAGTGCGCGGAGACGCGGGCGGAGCGGGAACTGCAAAGCTTCCTGCGGACCGTTCCGGTGGGCCGGGGACAGCGGGGAATTAACGCATTTTTGGAGTGCTATCTGGATTCGCTGCTGACCTGCGGGCGGGCCGTGGGTGAGATCGTGCCGACAGGGAACGGACGGGAGATTGCGGCGCTGCTTTGCGGACGGGCGGAGGACGTGGAAATCCGGGAGGGCGACAACCCGCTGGATTTTCAGCTCTGTGGGCCGGACGAGTCCGGGCGGATAGGACCGCTGCCGCGGCAGGATCTGCTGCTGTTCACGCCATTCAACCCGGAGACGGATCATCCCTATGGCGTGTCGCTACTGAGGTCTATGCCGTTTCTGACGGACATCCTGATGAAAATCTATCACACCATAGGAGTCAACTGGGAGCGGTGCGGGAACGTGCGGTTTGCGGTGACCTGTAAGCCCGGCGAGGATGGACGGGGGCAGGCGGCGGAGCGGAGCCGGCAGCTGGCGGAGGAATGGTCTGCGGCCATGCAGGACGCGAAATGTGGACGGGTGAGGGATTTTGTGACTGTGGGCGACGTGGAGATCAAGGCCATCGGCGCAGACGAGCAGGTTCTGGACAGCGAGGTGCCGGTACGGCAGATTTTGGAGCAGGTTGTGGCCAAGACTGGCATTCCGCCGTTCATGCTGGGGTTGAGCTGGAATTCCACCGAGCGAATGAGTTCTCAGCAGGCAGATATGCTGACCACCGAGATCACAGCCATCCGGCGGACGCTGACGCCCGCCGTGGAGCAGATTTGCAGGTTATGGCTCAGGATGCACGGATATGGGTGCGGATTTGAAACAATTTGGGAGGACATCAATTTGCAGGACGAGGTGGAAGACGCGAAGGCGGCACTATATCTGGAGCAGGCGCGGAAGCTGCGGATTGAGAACGATCTACAGGAGACCAAAGCAATGCGCTCGTAATTCAGCGGAGCGATTACGAACGCAAGAGGAGCCGCAGCGAAATGAGGGAGCGTTTGCCGCAGGCGAAAGCGAGAAATATGGAGCTTGCGGCGACGAGGAGCAGGCGCGAAAGCTGAAAATCGAGAATGACGCGGCGGAGAAACGAGAAAATGCCGCAATTTGACTGATTCACATATGACTGATTCACATATGACTGATGAAAGAGGGACGGAAGAATGGACGTGCGAAAAGACGCGGGGACAGCGGAACAGTGGGTGGCCGCAGAGGACGACATAAGCTGCATCAACCGGTTTTCCAGGAAGACTTTGACGGCGGACGAGGTTTACACATTCGCGGTACGGCTGTGCGACAACGAGGTGGACCGGGACTTTGAACGGTTTGACGAGGCGGCGCTCAGTGCGCTGGGGGACTTGTTTGAGGGGAAGAGCGGCGTATTTGACCACCAGTGGTCTGCCATGGGCCAGACGGCGAGAATATACCGGACGGAGTTGGTCAGGGAGGCGGGTCGGGTCACGGCGGCGGGCGATGGGTATTGCTATCTGAAGGCGTGGGCTTACCTAATGAAGACGGAAAAAAATGCGGACCTGATCGCGGAGATCGAGGGCGGCATCAAAAAGGCGGTCTCCGTTGGGTGCGCGGTAGCGCGGAGCGTGTGCTCCATCTGTGGGGAGGAGAGCGGGATCTGCCAGCATCAAAAGGGGCAGACCTACGGTGGAAAACTCTGCTATGCGGAGCTGCGAGAGCCTTCCGACGCCTATGAATGGTCGTTTGTAGCAGTCCCGGCCCAGAGAGAAGCGGGAGTTTTGAAACGCTTTGGACAGAAGGCGGCTGCGGGGCTGGAGCAGTATGTGGGACAGAAAGAGGAATTCCGGGAGGCCTGGGATGTTTTGCGCAAGCAGGCGGAGCTGGGCAGAAATTACCTGACGGGTTTGCGTCGGGAGGTGGTGCGGCTTGCGCTGGTCAGCGACGAGACCCTGAACGGAGAAGTGTTTCAGGGAATTGCGGACAAGCTGGAGGAGCCGGAGCTGCTGGAGCTGAAAAGAGCCTACGAGGCGCGGGCGGAGAAGGTGTTTCCCGTACAGCTGCGCAGAGCGGACCGGGAAGTGAAGAGCGGAGACGGAGAGGTGTTCCGGGTGTGACGCGTCACGCCTGCTACATAGGAAGGGTCCGGGAGGCGGCAAGATTGGCACAGAGCGGCTGTACGGCCTTTCCGCAAAATTAACTTTGAGGAGGATCACGATGAAAATTTCTTTTGAGGGAATCGGACAGTGGGCGGCCACATTTTCCTGTGCAGGCGTGCAGGAGGGGGATTTGGTGAAGGTCAGCGGGAACGGAAGCGTGAGCGTATGCGGCGCGGGTGAAGCGTTCTGCGGGCAGGCGGTCTCACTGGGCAGGGGCGGCGACGCCTGTGCCGTGCAGTTGGGCGGTTTCATCACCGCCGATTATACCGGCGACACCGCTCCCACCGTGGGTTGGTGCGGCTTGTCCGCTGACGGAAGCGGCGGCGTGAAAGCGGATTCCACGGGACGAAGCTACCTGGTGGCGGACGTGGACGCCGCCGCAAAAGTCGTTGCGTTTGCACTGTAAGGAGGAAGAAAAATATGGCTTATCATTACGAAAATATCAAGCTGGAAAAGGGCATGTACGGTCAGACGGGCCGCAGCTTTTCTCAGGCCCTGGAGGAACTGGATCCCAGCGATAATTACCGCGGCACGCCCACGGAGGGCTTGGATGCCATCCAGAGACAGCTGAAGCGCTTCGATATCAAGGCCAAGGGTGCAGGCAGCGATATGGTGGAGAAATTTTTCAAGACCAGCGATTCCGCCGTGCTGTTCCCGGAGTTTGTCTCCCGCGTTGTGCGTCAGGGCATGGATGAAGAGAGCATTCTGCCCGCCATCACCGCCACGGTGACCAACTTTGAGGGGATGGATTACCGGTCCATTGCGTCCGTACCCACGGAGAAGGAAAAGGAACTCAAGCGCGTGGAAGAGGGCAGCATCATTCCCACTACTACCATCCGGACTCAGGAAAATCTGGTGCGGCTGCACAAAAGAGGCAGAATGCTGGTGGCATCCTACGAGGCGATCCGGTTTCAGAGACTGGACCTGTTCTCCGTGACGTTGCGGCAGATCGGCGCTTATATCGGCAGAATGCATTTGCAGGACGCAATTAACGTGCTGTGCGACGGCGACGGCAACAACAATGCGGCCAAGATCTATACGATCGGAACCGACCCCATCTCCGGAACCAAGGGAACGCTGACCTATGACGCGCTGTTGGATTTCTGGAGCCAGTTTGACCCCTACACCATGAACACCATGCTGGTGGGCGGCGACACGATGCTAAAGCTGCTGAAGCTCAGCGAGTTCCAAAACCCGCTGACGGGTTTGAATTTCCAGGGCACCGGTACGCTGACAACCCCGCTGGGTGCGACGCTTCTGAAAACGAGCGCCATGCCGTCCGGTAAGCTGATCGGTTTGGACAAGGGCTACGCTCTGGAACAGATCTGCGCGGGAGACGTGCTGGTGGAGTATGACAAGCTGATCGACCGGCAGATGGAGCGGGCGGCGATCACGTCCATTTCCGGGTTCGCAAAGCTGTTTACGGATGCCGGCAAGGTGTTGGCGATCTGAAAAGTCCGGCCGCCTGGGCGGCGGAGAAGGGAGGCGCGAGGAATGCAGGAGGAGATTTTGACGCTGGCAAAGACCCTCTCCGACGCGGGAGAGGACGACGCGGAGGCGTTGGCACTGCTGTGCGCCGCGTCAGAAAAAGCATGGACGCAGAGGCTTCGGGACGGCATGACGGCGGAAAAATGCCGGGAGGCGTTCCTCTGTGCGGCGGCGTTAAACGCCGCCGCCGGGCTGATCGCCGGAAGAGGCGGAGCCGTGCGGTTTACGGCGGGGGATGTGTCCGTGGCGGAGGCGGAGGGAGGCCGGACCGCGAGGACGCTGAGGGACGAGGCGGAGCGGCTGATGGCCCCCTATGTGACGGCGGCGGATTTCTGCTTCCGGGGGGTGCGGGGATGACGGAGCGTTTTGACCGCATCCTGAGAAAGTACGGACAAACGGTAAAGGTAAACGGCTGGGAAACACGGGCATTTTTTCAGTCTGCAAGGGAAAGGGAAAAAGCCGCGCCGTTTGAGGTCTCGTCTTTGGGGACGGTGGATGATCGGCGGTGGACGTTTCTCGGAAGGACGGAATTGAAGCTGGGGGACCGGGTGGAGTTTCAGGGACAGGCGTATACGGTGCGCAGCTGCGAGAGCATCCGTCTGGGGGACGAGACCGTCTACTGGTGGGCGTCGCTGACTGCGCAGAGAGAGGCGGCAAAATGAACGGATTGAATCAGGTGCGGGACGCGGTGATCGACGCGCTGAAAAGCGCGGGAGTGGCGGCGGTGCCCGCCTATGAGGGAGCGGCGAAAACGTACGAAGGCGCGGTGGCCGCAGTGGATGTGGCCACCGCGGAGGGAAAAGCCGTTGGACTGTGCGGGTACCTTGGCGAGAAGTGGGATGAAGAAACGGGAAAAGCCCGGGAACTGTACGGAATGCAGATGGATGTGACCATTTCTCTCAGCGTTCGTGCGGAGCGGGCTGCAGAGTGCGAAACGGCTATGGAGACCGCCGCCGGGGCGCTGATGGGTGGACTGCCCGCCGGACTGCGGCTGGGAAAGATGAGCTGGAACGGCATCGCGTGGGACAAGACCACGGGGATGTTTTTGCGGAAGGGGAGCGCGGCCTGCAAGGCTGCGTTTCTGGCAGAGAACTCCGGTGAGGAGAAAACTCTGCTGGACTTTATTCTGAAAGGGACGATGAAAAATTGAGTATGAAAAAGAATGAGCGGCCGGGGGTGTATTCCTCCTATGACGCATCCTCTGTGGTATCCTCTGGTACTGGAGCGAAGACCATCGGTGTGGCGGCGAGGGCGGTTAAAGGCGACGTGGGTGCGGCGGTGACGCTGACCGGATATACCGAGGGCATCAGCGCGTTCGGTGAGGACGATAACACAGCGGGAATGAGCGCCATTTTGCGGCTGCTGTTTGTCAACGGAGCATCCAAGGTGATCGCAGTCCGGGTGGCTGACACAGGTACAACAGCGGACTATGAGGCAAGTTTTACGGTGCTGTTCGGGCTGGAGGATGTGCGAATTATGGTCTGTGACAGCGCGGATATTGCGGTACATCAGGCACTGCGTACGACGGTGGAGACCGCGTCGGCGGGACGGAGGGAACGAATTGCCGTGGTGGGCGGAAAGGGAGAGACCGTGGCGGAGCTGGTATCTCACGCGACGGTGCTGAACAGTGAACGCATGGTGCTGGTGGGGCCGGACGGAATTGGCGGTGGCAACGGCACGCCAACAGGCGTGTTTTGCGCGGCGGCGCTGGCGGGCGCCGTGGCCGGAGAGAGCGACCCGGCGGTACCGCTGAACGGGGTGGCGTTATATGGACTGAACGGACTGAGCGCATCTTACAGCGACAACGACATCGATGCGCTGGTCCAGGGCGGCGTGACGCCGCTGGAAAGCGTGGCGGGAGTGATCGCGCCGGTGAGGTGCGTCACCACAAAAACAACCTTGGACGGGGCGGTGGACGCCACATGGCGCGAGCTGAGCACGATTCGGATTGTGGACGACGTGATACCCGCTATCCGATCTTCCCTGCGCAGCAAATTCTCCCGGACCAAGAACACGGCCCAGAACAGGGGGGCGATTCGGTCCCAGGTAATTGTGGAGCTGGAGAAGAAGCTGGCGGCGGAGATCATCGACAACTACGGCGAGGTGGCGGTAAGCGTGTCCGCGGACAATCCCACTGCGTGCATGGTGGAGTTCAGCTTTGCGGTGGCCCACGGATTGGACCAGATTTACCTGACGGCCCACATCACCGTCTAAGTGCAAAGCTCCGGCCTGTGCGGCTTTGACCGCGCAGAGCGGAGGGAGAGAAATATTTCTGAAAAGGAGCGAAAGCCATGGAAGTAACGGGATTTCCCACCAGCGCGGACATCTATCTGGAGCTGAACGGGAAAAAGGTGGCGGTTGTACAGAGCTACACCGCCAAGGCCAGTAAGACCAGCCAGAGCGTCGAGGCTTTTGGCGAGAGCGAACCGGTGGGGACGATCGCGGGACAAAGCAAGTACACGCTGGAGCTGACCCGGCTATATGCCACCGATGACGCGATCTCCGACGGAATCAATTTTTACGATCTCAGCAATTTTTCACTGGTAATCTGCAAGCCGGACCGGAAGATTATTTATTCTGACTGCCAGTGGAGCAGCATTTCCGAGCAGGGAGAACTGGATGCCACGGTGGCGGAGAAAATCACCGTTGTGGCGGCTCATCGCATCGAAACAACGGCATGACGGCGCCGGACAGGCTGATTCCCCTTCCCGCCGGGCGGCTGCTGAGCATTTGGCGGGATGTGGCCGAAAAAGGAGGAAAACGAGGTGGTGAGGGGCCTTTTGTGTAACGCCCGGGTACTGGCGGAGAGCTGCTTTTTGGGGGAGAAGCGGATGTTCGACGGCCCGGAAGCGGTGCTGGAGGCGATGACGGTGGGGGAGATGGAGGCACTTTTGCAGCGGCTGGCCGGCAAGGAGTCTTCACTTCCTGACGGGGCAAACCCCAACTTTGACCCGGCACGGTTTCGAGCCATGCGGAGGGAGCGGGCATGAATTATATTGAAGAGGAGCTGCGGCGTCAGGCGGCGGCGTTTGCATCCCTGCTGGGCGGCGGAATGGACAGGGAGAAGGGCACGGCGGAGAAGGACACAGACCGCGGAAGGATGCAGGCGGCGGGGGGGGCGGGGGACGGCGGCCCCCGCCGCTGCCCCGCCCCGCCCGCGCCCGAACACGG